CACAAGGTGGTGACGGCGGAAATGGATGCGACACTGTAGGGTCTGTTTCTCTTGCAATCAATATACCGTTAGCATACACTGTTCCTTGTTTAGGAGTGTCTAGTATAGTAGTTGCGGCACAGATGTGGCCTGTTGTGAGTGAATCATTTTTTCTGCATACTTTTGGCATGCAAGTATTTATTTTATTTTGTTTTGAGTTGTTCGCTTAGTCCGGCAGGTGCAGTAACTATGCCCGAAGTTTGTTGCTGATATACATCTGAAAACTGTTTGATAGTTTTTGTAATTGTGATCACTTTGTCTTTTGTAAAGTTGTACGCTTTTTCAGGATCACCTGTAAATAGGTACTGCTGTAGACCTAAACCTTGTTGTCCCATTACTAGTGTAAGAGGTGTTTTAATTTTGTAACTATCTGTTTTTTCTTCTTCTAGTTTACCTATTAGTTCTTCACCACTTGTAAGTTTAAGTGTTACTATATCGCCGTTTTTGTATGGTGCTTCGATTAACATTATATTGTGTGTCCTGTTCCGTTATAACCTGTGTCATCAATGTAGTTTACAAGTTGATCATACCCACCAATATTTTTTCCATTGATTTTAATTTGTGGTACAGTTCTTGCAGTTGGAAACCATTCCATTAATTCTTCTCTAGTGTAGTCAGTTCCTAAAGATTTGTATGTGTGTTCAAGTTGTCTTGTCTTACACAGATTTACTGCTTTAACACAATACGGGCAACTTGGCTTTCCGAATATTTCGATCATAGTTTGAAGTCCTTAAATGTTTCCTTAGAAATGTCCTGTTTAACTCCGCCAACAATATAACTTTCAACTTCTGTTTCTTGTGGTGCTACTTGTAGTCCTGCGGAACTCAACCAGTGTTGCGTCCAAGGTAGTGGGTTAGTGTTAAGTGGGCGATCATATATTGTTTTTAGTCCAAGTGCTTTCAATCGCTTGTTAGCAATAAACTCAACGTATGCGTGTAGCAGATTTGAGTTCAATCCAATCATAGATCCGTCTTTAAACAAATAGTCTGCCCATGCTTTTTCTTCGTTAACACACTCTTTCCAAAGTTCGTATACTTCAGGCTCAAGTTCTTTTGCAATCTTTTTAAAGTCTGGATCGTCATCACCTTTTGCCCAATGCTTTAGGATGTGTGTTGAAAGATTCAAATGTGTTGCTTCGTCTCTAGCAATAAGTGAAATAATCTTTGCTGAACCTTCCATAAGTTTAAGTTCACCAAACGCAAACGTACAAGCAAACGATACATAAAAACGTAATCCTTCAAGAATGTTCACAGTCATCATTGCCTTGTACAATGCTTTTTTCACATCATAGATATCGCCTTTACCTTTATTAAAATAGTTGTTAGCAATATCATTAAACTCGTCGTAGTATTTTGTAACACTGACAGCACGTTCAATAATCTTTTCGTCATCAAGAATAGTGTCAAACACTTCACTAGGATTAGCATATACATTTTTTACAATGTGTGTATATGAACGACTGTGAATAGTTTCAAAAAAGTCCCAAGCAATAATACAACCTTCTAGTTCTGGATTAGAACAGTACGGCAAGAAACTCAAACAAGGACCGCGACCTTGTACACTGTCTAGCAGTGTTTGGTACTTTAGGTTACTCGTAAAGATGTGCTTTTGTTCATCACGTAGTTCTTGATAGTCACCTCTATCTTTTTGAAGTGAAACTTCTTCAGGACGCCAAAAATAACCAAGCATGGTTTGATTTAATTTATCATACTCCGGATACTTGAATACATCATATCGTTGTGTATTTTGATCTGCTCCAAAAAACATGTGTTCTTTGGTAAAGTCAACCTTCTCTCGGTTAAAAACTGTCTTTGTCATCTTTGCTGTCTTACCCTTTTTCTTTCCTGTCATAAATTCCTATATAGCACAAGCATCGCAGTGTTCGTCATCTTCTGTGATCGCATCACCGTTAGTGTGCCCGTTTGTACCATTAACTATAACACTATTTGTGTTTTTGTCAACCATTGTATCTTCCAATCCTTCTGGTTGAATGTGATCTTCTTCAGCACCTTTAAAGTCATAGGTATTTTGATAGTAACTTGTCTTCCAACCCATCTTGTAGGTTGTTAGCATGTCCTTCATCATAACACTCATCGGTACTTCGTTGTTTTCATACTGTAACGGATTGTATGACCAGTTGCCACTAATGGCTTGGTCAAAGAACTTCTGCATTACAGCAACGATATTTATGTAACCTTCGTTGCCTTGCATATCCCATAACAGTGTATAAAAATTCTTTAATTGATTATATTGTGGAACAATCTGCTTAAGAGGCCCTTTCTTTGACTTCTTAACGGACAAGTATCCTCTAGGTGGTTCGATTCCGTTTGTTGCATTAGACACAACGGAACTGCTCTCCGAAGGCATCTGTGCGGACAATGTGCTGTGGCGTAACCCGTGTTCCTTGATGCTAGATCTAAGAGCCTTCCAATCATGGTTTAATTTCTTTCCGACAATGTCATCAACTTCTTGCTTGTATGTATCAATAGGCATAATGCCATCACTATACTTTGTTCTATTAAAGTACTCACAAGCACCTCTTTCTTCAGCAAGTTTATTACTTGCTTTTAGTAGATAGTATTGGAAACTTTCAGTTAAGTCATGAACCAGTTTCCATGCTTCTTTATCGGCATACTTGACTTTGTGTTTTGCTAGATAATGTGCTAGGCCGATATAGCCAATACCTAATGAGCGTCGAGCCTTTGTGCTGATCTCAGCGGCTTTTACAGGATATCCTTGATATTCAATAATTTCCTCTAATGCTCGAACGGACAACTCACACAGTTCTTCAAGTTCTGAATTTTCTTTGTTTAGTGTTAGTGCGCCTACATTAATTGCTGAAAGGATACACAGAGCAATTTCACCTTCAGCATCATCAATGTGTTGAATAGGTTTAGTTGGTAGTGTAATTTCCTGACATAGGTTACTCATATAAATTGGATCTTTAAATGAACTGTGACTGTTACAGTGATCCACATTCATAATATAGATACGTCCTGTTTCAGCACGTTCTTTTAGTACTGATGAAAACAGTTCGTGTGCATCAATTTTCTTTTTGCGAATTGACGTTTTGCGTTCATACATTTCATACAGTTCTTTAAACTTGTCGTTGTCGCCTGAATAAAATGCATCATACAATCCTGGTACATCGTGTGGCGAGAAAAGAGTTATGTCTCCACCACTCAACAGTCTTTCGTACATCAACTTGTTAAGTTGAATTGAATAGTCTAGTTTACGTACACGATTGTCGTCTGTGCCTTTGTTATTTTTAAGTACTAGGATGTCTTCAATTTCATAATGCCATAATGGGAAGTGTGTAGTAGCACTACCGCCACGCACACCATTTTGTGTACAACTTCTTACTGTTGCTTCATAAACTTTTAGGAACGGAACTACACCTGTGTGTGCTACTTCTCCGCCTCGGATTTTTGAATTGATTGCTCGTACTCGTCCCGCATTGATTCCAATTCCTGCCCTTTGAGCAATGTAGTAACCGATTGCACTATTACTGCTAAAGATACTAGGAAGAGTATCATCCACATCAACAAGAACACAACTGGCAAACTGACGAATAGGAGTACGCACTCCAGCCATGACAGGGGTTGGTATGTTGACTTTAAAAAGTGAGGTCGCATCATAATATTTTTTCACGTAGTTTAGACGTGTCTCCTTTGGATATTCAGCAAACAATGTTGCCGCAATCATCATATACATGAACTGAGGAGTTTCATAAATTTGTCCACTACTTCTATCTTGACACAGATATTTGTCTACTACTTGACGAAGACCAGCATAAGTAAATTCTTCATTACGATCATGTTTGATGTAAGTGTTTAATTTTTTTAGTTCTGTTTCTGAATACTTTTCACGAATAGCAGGATCATATACACCGCGTTCAATATTAGCATCTATAATTTGAGAAAGAGTTTGGTGATCATATTGACCATATACTGTTTTATGCAATCCGTATAACAACAATCGTGCCGCGGCAAATTGATAGTTAGGTGATTCTAAACTAATTAAGTCGTTAGCACTTCGGATTAAAATGTTTTGGATTTCGTCTGTAGTCATTCCGTCGTAGAATTGTAAATCCGCATTCATTTCAATCTGTGATGCTGAAACACCTGTGAGTCCATCACATGCTTCTTCTACAACAAAATGAATTTTATCTAAATCTAATTTAACTTTACTTCCGTCTCTTTTGGTAATAAGAATTTCTTTAGATGCGTTCATAATGTTCCTCTTTCTAATATTATATCTGTATTCGTGTATAGTTGAGTATTTACTATCTTTAAGATAATTCAACTACTTCTTGGCAAACTACCGTGTCCGGTAGTTCACTACTTGTCACAATAGAATTATTTTCGTAGTCAATAATAGTATTTTCAACTTCAACTAAATTATAATATCTTTGTGTCTTTATGTCTATACTTATTTTTATCAAAACAGGCACATTGGTAAACTTAGTAGTTAACTTCAGGGTGTATCCTATCATTAGGGGTATGCCGACGGGACAATACCGGTTTTCTTTTAATAGTTCCCATGGTGTTGGCCATTCTTGAGAATTGTATTGATTTAAGTATTTTTCTGTAACAGGAGCCTGTTTCCAAAACTCTAATGTTTTAGTATAAGGATCGTTACAACTTTCGAGTGTGTTTCTAAATTCACGCCAGAGGGTGATTCGTTCTTCGACATTTGTGTCTAAAAACATTTATGCAAAATAATTTACTGTGTAGGTTAATGTTCCTGCACCGTTGCCGATTGGGTTTCTATATTTTACAACAACCGTTTCGCTACCAACTGTTGAATCAAAGTCATCTAATACTGCTGTCCATTCAATAGCACCATCACTTGTACCAGTATGACTGTAATTATCTGTTACATTAATATTACCATCATTGCGAATTGTTAATGTTAGTTTACCTTGTCTTGTTGTATCTGAACTTGTTCCGTCTTTAACAACAAGATAATCAATATAGGCAATTTTATCTTTAGTGTATGGTAGTTTGATAATCTGTGTTGGAGCATCAACTTCTGCAAGTGTTTCTGTTTTGATTCTTGACTTAGTATAATGCAAACCGTCAACATTTGGTTTAAATGGAACTTCACTTAAACTAGATTGATTAATAAAAGCATCTCTTTCAAAGAAATCGCCAACACTGTCACACAATTCACTTTCAAAAAGAATAACACTTGTTTGTGGTGAGTTCTGTCCATTGCCGTTATTAGCAACATCTATAAACATATTTCCTTGCGAAGTATGTCCAAATGGTGTTGTATTGTTTGGTGCATGAACTGCAATTCCATAATCATCAATTTTATCAAATTTACAGTTGGTAATCAAATAATGTCTTGGTCCTTGTGATTGAGATCCTGTACCTGAACTAGTTCTACCTAGATCAACTCCAACATGACCAAATGTAAACAAACTATCTCTGATTGTGTTTGTTTGTGTATCATAAATGCTGTACGCTCCAACACTTAGTTGAGTAAATTGACAATTTGAAACTGTTATGTTTTCACTAGTTAATGCACCTAGTCCTCTAAATTCAATTCCACTTTGGTTTACATCTAAACCGTCTAGTGCTGACCATTTACCTTTAAACTTTACATTATCAATAATAGATTCTGTTGTATTATCTAAACGCATTATTGACGAATAAACTCCAACAGTTTGATCTACTTCTAAACTTAATCCTGATATCATAATGTTTAACGGACGATACAAACTTTGCATTGTTGCAAACTTTACATAACTTCCTGGAGTACTGTCTCCACCTACAGTTTGCATAATAGGTTTTGCTGTAGGAGTAAGTTCATTAGGATCAGGATACATTTTGATAATTGTTTTATCTGCACCGTCGCCGATGATGTTTGCATATGGTGGAATATAAAGAGTATTTGTTACTTTGTATTCACCTGCTTCAAATTTTAAAGCACGTCTCGAATCAGCATTAAACTTGTCACCGCTATTTAAAAAGATTTGATCAATTGCTCTTTGCAGTGCTTCTGTGTCATCAGTTACGCCGTCACCTACAACGCCAAAACTCTTAATGCTTACAATATCATCAAGACGCTGTTGAATAGTTCTTAGTGTAGGATCGTTTGAAAATTCACCAGTTTGTACAGTAGCATCAGTATTACCTTTAAATTCATATTGGTCTAAAAGATCAAATATATTAGTTTTTTCTGTTAAGATTTCAGTATTGCCAACAGCAGGTGCACCTTCAGTTACACTGCCATTACCAATATATAATTTTTGTGTATCAATTGCCCAGCCAAGTTCAGCACTGGCTAGTTGTGGTAACCCTGTTATAGTTTCCTTACCACGTCTATGTTGTATCTTTGAAATCTGTACGACTGCCACTGTGTTCTCCTAATTATTAACTGTATTTACCAATTAACAGTGATGATTAGTGTAGTAGTCTTCAACACGTTTAAGCCATTCGTTGCACCAGTGCTCAAACTCTTCAGGTATTAGGTCAAACTGTTGATATTGTAGGTCTCTAGAACACATAAAAATATGTCCTTCTCTAATATCTGTACCATAAACAGCATTGTGAGCCATAGCATAAGCGGCTAACTGCATATAGTAATCGTCAACCCATTCTTTTTTCTTAGGTTTATTGGTCTGCTTAAAATCCATAATTGCGGGTTGACCTTTGTATTGTCCTACAAGGTCTGTTGTTCCACTGTACATTTCAGGATAGTATAATGCTTGTTCAATACCCCAAATTTCATCTACATCAACTAGAGCATTGTTAATAATCTCATCAGCCATTTTGTTTGCTTGAACATGTACTAGGTTGTTGCCTGGCTTGCGTTCTTCGCCAATAAGAAACCGTTCTAGATTATTGTGCATGGCTGTACCAACACCTGCGGCTTCTGTAGTAATTTGCTGTGCTTGTTTTTCACCAACACGTTTCTTCCAAGCAATCAAATGTGTCATATCTTTTGTTTTACTTAAGATAGTTGTTACACTTGGTGTTTTAGTGCCGTCTGGTGCTTCGTAGAGTCTTTTACCTTCTAAGTTAATCTGTTTAACTGAGTGATATTCAAATTTTTCCACATAAGGTGGTGGTGTAAGTTGTGACATTAATCAATAATTCCTATATAGTTACTAGTAATTATAACTTATAGTATAGGGAGAAGTCAAGTTATGAACGGCGTTTTGTTGCTCGTTTTGCCATCTTTTCTACATTATTAGTAGGACTCGAGTCAACATTATCTATAGTGCCATCGGCATCTTTTTGTAAGTCTGTGTTTAATACAACACCGTCTTCGTTGAAGTTCTGTACTACTGCCTGTATTTCTGGACTAGCATCATACAAACTTTTGAAAACTCCATAATCAAAACTGCCATGGCCGCTTGCTTTCATTAAATTTGTTATTGCTTCGTAGGAAAGTTCAGCCGGCGAACCTTCTGCATTTGCTCTCTGTATTTGATTGCGAAAGAGAAGTACTAGATCTTGTTCTAGTTCATTACCTGCAACTTCAAAAAGTCTCATGTTGACTCCTTACTGAGCCAGTTTATTCATAATGCGTGTTGATTCAGCAACTGACTTTTTCTTTGGTGTATAACTTTCACGCTTTTCTCTACCTTGTGGCTCCTCGCCTCCGGTAGCGGCGTCACTAGCACCAAACTCGTCGTCAGTTGGCATTGGCTCTTCTGTGTCCATCTCTGGTTCCATAGGCTCTTCAATGTCACCTTCTGGTTCATCGCCAATAGTATCTGTAGGAGCAGTTTCTCCTGTGATAATACCAACACCTGCTGTAAGTGCTTCACGTGATGTTGTTAAAACTTCTTGTGTTTGTTCTAGTGCTGGTTTTACAGTAGCAACAAAACTATCTGCTTGTTCTTGCCCTAGTTCATCTCTAATTGAATCTGCTAGTTCTAACATTCCTTCAGCACCCATTTCAGCAACGTCTTCTAAGAACGCAGTAAATCTATCTACCATGTCCTTTGCCGCCATTGTTAATTCTGCTTGTTCTTCAGCACCTTCTTTGATAACTGATTCACCTACACCAAACTTTTGTTTAATGGCAGTTTGACCTGCGGGTGATAACGCTTTCTTAAGTAACATTTCTGCTTTCTTAACATCGCCACCTAGCATTTTAGCGTACATAGCAATCACTTTTTCTTTCATGTCTGCTGGCATTTGTGTATAAGCATCTTCACCAATGCTTTCAGCACCCATGCCACGCTTCATTGCTTTTAATCTTTGAACGCCTTGCATGTTTAAGAATGGTTCCATCATTGCTTGCATAGCATCACGGAATCCATCAATTTGTTGTTTGTTTAACGGCTTACCTTGCATGATCTTTTCAATTGCCATTCTAGCCAAGTTTGCTTTACTTGGATCGTCCATTACAACTCTTAATGCTGTAAGTACTTTAGAATCTTGTTTTGTATTGTTATCCATGTTAGGGTCAACATCAGTACCTGCACTTGGATCATCATCGACATCATCGTTTGGGTTTGCTTCTGCAAAATCTCTTGCTACATCTTCATCTGTTTCATCAACGTTCATAATGTCTTCGCCAAGATCTTCTTCATCAACACTTTCAAGGGGATTATCAAGATATTGATTAATTGCACTTTCTACAATTTTGCTAATAAGCAGTGTCTTTTGATATTCTTCATTTTTTAGTGATTCGTTAAACTTATGCTTAACTTCAAATTCTTTTAGTTTGTTTTGGATCTTTTTACTATAAGACTCCAATTGAGTTTGGCTGTATTTTGCAATATCAACCGATACTCCATATTTGTTACGTAGATCTTTCTGTAATGACTCTACGGTAACTGTGTTCATAAAATCAGATGTTTTCATCGTTAAATTCCCCTAACGTTTGTTATAGTGTTATTTAGTGTCAAACAATAAAGTTTCGGCCCTATCAAGAAGCACTGCGACTCTGTGTTTAGCACGTTCAAACCTTGGCATATACTCGTGCATTCTAGCATTATACAAATCTATTTTAACTACATCGTCTCTTTGTAATGCTACCTTAAGTCCATGCTGTAAAAAGCGTATTTCATTATAATAGTGTAGGTATTTATGATCAGCGTCTAAGAGGTCTTGCTCTTTGAATTCAACGTCCATACCCAAATATATTGATATTGCTACTGCTATTTTATGGCTTGCTATGCCTTTGTAATATTTGATACGTGGATTGTGTAAATTTGATATATCATACCAACCATTGCTATTGTTCTTTTTTATGAAACAGTGTTTAAACTTGATTCCCCCATTATGTGCCACAGGAACTACAAACCCGCTTTTTTTCAAACGAATCTTAACTGACTGAGCAGTTTCCGCAAAAGCGGTTACAAGTTTTTTAACTTCTGGCTTCATAACGTATTATAACAATATTTTATTGTAATTGCAAGTCTTTTTTATTGAATTTGATTGTATTAGGTTGCCCGGGAGTTTTTTTGGAAGGTTGTAATTCTACTTCTCTACCAGAAACGTTTTTTACTTTCATTGTAGTTGGTGTCACTTTTTTTGGATTTTTTGGATCAACTGTTGGTATAGTAAGTTGTTGCCCTCTTTGTAGATTAGTTTGATTAGATTTTTGAGTACCTTGTGTTTTGTTTGTACCAATTGTACTATTTGAAGTGTTTGATTGAGTGTTGTTGCCAGCACTGCCAAGACCTTGGACAACACCGCCAACAGCGCCACCAACTGCTTTTCCAACTCCTGAGGCTACGCCACCAACTGCTGATCCTACACCACGTGCAAGTCCTCCTGCGATTGCGCCGGCACCTGCAAGTCCAGTACCTATTCTTCCTGCTACACTTCTTGCAATTCCTTTTACGGCCGCGCCTCCTAGTGCTCTAGCCGCAGTACCGCCAATTGCTCCAATAACAGCAGGAATAATTTCATCTAACTGTTCTTCGGTTAAATCGTGATTAAGAATAATTTGTTTAAACTCTTTGTGTTTTGAGTCTAGTTCATCAATACGCATTACTTTTTCCTTCTAGGTACTTTAGGTGCTTTGGCTCTGTTTTTATTTAAAACTGCTCTACTAATACCTGAACCTTTTTTAGTAAACATTGCTTTCTTTGCCGCGGCTTTTGGTTTTCTTGCACGAGTAACAGTCATAGTCTTTTTCTTTTGTGTATCAATAGGAGCATGACAAGTAGACATCTTAGCAACAATACGTCCTTTGCGTGGACCACTTGTACATCTAAATTTACGTGTTACTGTACCCTTGTGTGAACCACCAGGCTTACCGCCTCTACCAAAGATAAATTTACCACCTGCTTCTGTTACAAATTCTACTAGTCTCATCTGTTCAACGTCTTTAATGCTCTACTTGCTGGATTAGTTCTTTTTGTACGTTTTGCTTTACGCATCATTCTCGCACCTAATTTTTTGCGTGTAATACGCATACGCATTTTTGCTTTTATATCTGGTGATGCAAAACACTGTTGTGGTTTTGAAACAATACGTCCGTGACGTTTGCCGCCAACACAGCGATACTTACGCACTAGGCTTTTGCCCTTGCGTCCCCAAATTTGTTTCTCCGTGAGATCTGAAAATAATTCTACTAACAACATGTTAGTATTTAGTTTAGGACATGTTAATGAGAATAACTACGACTGTAGATAACAGTCCAGCAATAATAGTACCTGTTGTACCAATAATTACTTTAATTAATGACGAGTGTGATTTGGCCATATCGTCGTGTACATTTTGAATTTTGTCTTCAACGTTTCCAAGACGTTTTTCTAACACTTCGTAACGCTGTTGACACAGGTCTACGTGTGCTTCTAAATTTTCTTTTTCTAGGTCTGTGGCACGTGCCATAAAATATTCTCCAAAAACGCCCTCGCTCTAAGGGCAATTAAGTAAACTCCGTCGTTAGCCTTAATGTGTTTTATGATGTGCCTAGTTGTTGCCTTCAAAGTTATTTATCACTTCGACGGTAATATTGGATTTACCTTTATTGTTTAAAACA